CAACTTCTTCGCATCGAAGTTGAACGTTGAAGAAAGGATGTCGCCCACCTGGCAGGAGAACTCAGCGCTCGTCACCTTCGCACCGGTCAGCTCCTCGCAGTAGACGGTGCCGCCGCGATACGGCACACCGGCCTGCACCGTGAGGGACTTCACCGGGTCGCCCAGCGTGTGGGTTTGCAGCCACGCGGTGGTCGCCGCCTGCTGCACACATGTGGACGTGCCACCGGTGAGCGCCTGGAGAAGCACGCCGATGCCAACCGGGGCCACATCGAACGAGATGCTGCCCGAACCGCCCTCGGTGGTCTCCACGTAGTGCGCGCCCAACTGGCCGAGCACACCGGACTGGATGCCCTCACCCTGCACCCGGTTCTGCCCCCGGTTCAGGTTGTAGGACTTGCCCCGCAGGAACTTCGAGGGGGCCACGCGCGTACCCCACGCCGTCTCGGCTGAGAAACCAATCTGGCTTCCAAGCCCTGATCCAATTGCCATTACTTGGCCTCCTCAGCCTTCTTGGTGGACTTCCTTGTCACGTCGGCGAACAGCGGCTCTTCGCCCTGCTCCCCGGTCTGCCAGTACCGCTGGTCGGCGTCGTCCACCGTGTAGACGGCATCCGGCTCGATCACATGCCACCGACCGGACGAATCCTGAACGGTGCGGGTCTGCCCCGAGATGTTGGTCAATTGACGGGCCATGTGCCCGCCTCCTTTCGGTGGTTAGAAAATGGCGCGGAACCGCACCCGGAACGGCAACTCGACAAGACACCCGGCCGTGGTGCGCCGCTGCACGGGATCACCGCGCGACACATGCACATCCGTGACCCGGTTGCCGGTCGGGTCCAGTACGGAAACCGTGGCGATGGCATCCCACAGCGACTCCAGGTCGTCGAACACCGCGGCACGCAGCGGCGCCATCAGGTCATCGCCGGACTGCCGCCACAACGTGCACACGACCTCACCGGTCTCCTCGCGCGCCGCGAACGGCGCGGGTCCGGCGTCCCGCCAGGACTGCTCGAAATGCCCCGAGTTGCCGTCGTCGTAGGCCTGGTCCACGCCCACCGCGACACCGCTGAGCATCTGATCCCAGCCGACCGGGGCGCCGTCATGCACCCCGGTGGCGGCGCCGTCAGGGCCGACCAGACCCAGCCCACCCCAGATGCGGATCAGGGAATCGACCACAACTGGCCACATCGACGCTGGCATCAGAACGCCCCCCGGATCTGCTCAAGTTTCTCGGTCACCACGTAGGGGAATGCGTACGCCGCGCCGGGGGGCCGGGCGCCGTCAGCGGCCTGCATCGGGGTGGGCGCCGACCCCCGCTGTGGTGCCCACATGTGGCGTATGAGTTCCCGCACACCCTGCTGCGCGATCTCCAGCACATCACCGGACACCCCCAGCCGCGCCGTCACGTCGAACGAACCCGTGAACGAGTCGGCCGGGTCGGTCGGATAGATCATCTGGCCGGTGGCGTCCAGCGTCCACGCCGGCACCGTCTGGCCGTCCACCGGCGACACCGTGGTCACGCTCAACGCGGACGGCTCGGGAAGCAGCAGCACACCCGTCCCGGTGGCTACGATCCGCCCGGTCCACGTACGCGCCCGCAACACCCGCCCACACCACTTCTCGGCCAGCGCCGTCGCCGCCGAAATAGTGGCCCGCAACTCCTCATCCGTGGTGTCGCTGGACATGTTCAGGAACGCCTTAACATCGGCCAGGCCAAGCAGCGGCACACCCGTCTCCACCACCGTGAAACCGTCGAAGAACGCGCACGCATTCACCCCGGTGGCAACGAACCGATAGCCGTACACGCCAGCAGCCGCCGGGGTGTAGGCACTGGTGTAAACACCCGCAGACGGGTTGCTGACCGGCGTCGCCGAGGTAGTGCCGTCCGGCGCGGTCACAGTGGCAGTCACTGCGCCCGCGTTGGCCGGCGCCCCGGCCTCGTCGCGCACCGTCACGGACAGGGTGACCACATCGCCCAGATCGAAAGCCATGTCAGCTCCTGCCCATCGTGGCGGGTTGGCGTGGCGTGACAGCGGTCATGGCGGCCACGGCAACCGTCAGCGCGGCAGCGTCATAGGTGGCGGGCATGTCGAACCACCCGGCGCCCGCGTCGTAGATGGCAGCATGACTGGTCGGCATCGGTCAGCGGGTCTCGGCCTTGGGCGCACGCGCGGTGCGCGGCTTCGGGTTGGCGGCCTTCTCGGCCTGTGGCGCGGTCGCCACCTCCACGGCCAGACCGGCGGCGATCAGGTCGCGGGCCTCGGCGTCGGGAAGGTGAACCGCCTCACCCTTGCCCGGCCAATCCCGGCCGTCACGGGTGCCGGTCACGGCCACAGTCATCTGAACACGCATCGGGGGAACTCCCTTGATGGAATCGAACGGGTGTGTGATGTCGGGTGGTTGGCGCACCGCAAATGGCACGCCAACCACCCGCATGTCAGATCAGCTCGCGCCGCCAACAAACAGCTTGCAGGCGCCCGACTGGTCGGCGAGGATGCCGTCACCGCGCACCACGGCCTTGAACGTCACCAGGTCCGCGTTGAACGCGAACTCATCGGAACGCTCGAAGCGCACCCCACCGGCGAGCCGGACGAAGTAGGCGCTGATGTCGCCGAACACAACCGACTTGGCGCTGACCGCAGGCGCGGCAGCGTTCGGATCGGTGAAGATCGGCTTGCCAAGCAGCGTGTCGGGGACACCGACCTGCAAACTGGGCTGCCACAGGTACTGGTTGGTGGTGTCCTTCAACTTGCGGACAGCACCCAGCGTGGAATCCTTCATGATCCACGCGCAGGACCGCGAGTTGCGGTACGGCGCGATCACACTGAACATGAGGTCGATCAGGTTGTCAGCGGTGAACGCACCCGTGACACCCGTGCCGCCCGTGACGCCCGTGGTGGCACCGGTAACGATGCCGGCGGGCTGCGAAGAGCCCGTGCCGGTCACCAGATGCGCACCGAGCGCGTTGCCGCAGGCGCGGCCGGCCTGACGGGCCAGGTAGCCGAGCAGGTCCACGGCGGTGTCGTCCACCAGTTCGCGGCTGACCTGCACGATGACGCCGTACTTATAGGCGCCCAGCGACCGCTTGGCGAACGCCGGGTCCGACTCGGAGATGGCGGCACCTTCAGCGGTGAGCGCGGCCGAAGAGTGCGCGGTGGTCACCGGCACCTCGATCGTCTCGCCGTTGCCGGTGTTCAGGATCGTCGGACCGACCGACAGCACGCCGGACGACTCGATCATGTGCTCCAGCAACTGCTCACGGAACGACGTGCGCACCGTGTTGCCACCGGCGGTGGCGCTGCCCTTGGTCAGGTCGCGGAAGTTGACCGGACCAAGGCCCTCATTAGTGTCGAAACTGCGGGCCTCGCCACGCAGGAACGACCGCAGCCGCTCCTCCACGGCAGGCTCGCCGCGCTGCTCCGGCGCCGGGGTGAGGTTGAGACGCTGCATCGCGTCGGCGGCGTCCTTCGCGCGCTGCTCGGACTCCTCGACCTTCTTGCGCTGCGCGTCGAGCCGGTCGATGTCGGCGGTGATCGCGTCGAACGACTGCTCTTCCTCGGCGCTCATTGCGCGGTTCTCGGACTCGGCGGCATCAAGCAGGGTCTTTGCCTGCTCCCACGCCGAAGCCCGCTGCTCAAGAATGCTCTTGACAGACATGGTTCTTCCTTTCAGACGGGGTAAACGGATCGGTTGTGTGAACAGGCCGTCAGGTGCGGTTCGCGCTGCCTGCGGCCAATGCCAACGCCCGAAGCCGGGCGCGGCGCTCATCCAGCCCCGCGCGGATCTCGTCCGTCGCAGGGATGGGGGTCTGTGGGGTGTCCTCGACTGGGGCGGCATCAAGGTTCTTCTTCAGTAGGGCGCGCAGATCGTTACGGTCGGCGGCGGCGCGCACCTCGGCCAGGTCCAGGCCACGCGCGGACGCGAACATGCGCAGCCCGCTGGACGTGTCCAGGTAGGCCGGGTCGTTCACGGGGGCGACATCCACCAGCTGCACGCTGCGCAGGGTGCGCATCGGGAACTCGTTGGCCGTCAAACCCCACTCGTCCTCCAGGACGTGGAAAGCGAACGAGGAGAACCGCAGGTCGCCGCGCTGGGCCAGCACCGCGCAGTCCCGGCCCACCGTGGTGTCCGGCAGATCGACCTCGTACAGAAGCCCGGTGCCGTCCACCGTCATCCGCAACGTTCCCGCATCGGAGGTGCCTAATAGTCCCATGTCGTCGTGGTTGTAGCGGGCCATCACCCGCACGCCATCGGCAAGCGACTTGTTGAACGCAGCCGGGGCGACTTCCTCCACGAACCCGCCCAGGTTGCGGGAGGTCTTGTTGAACTTGGCGGCGTAGCCGACCAGCGTTCCGACCCCGCCGGACGCGCGGAACTCCACGGCCGCACGCACGGTGCGCACCTCGGGTGACTTCACGATAGAACTCCTTCGGTGAGCATCAGTTCAAGGTCGAGCAGGATCAGGGCCGCCTCTGCGTCACGGTCGACGCCGGTCAGGTCGGCGGCCAGGGTTGACACGCCGGTAAGGGTTCGGTGCGTCGATACGCACCTGCGCGGGTTCAACAGTCACCTGCGGCGGTTCAACGTTCACCCGCACATCAGGCGTCGCCACATGGTTGTGGATCTGCGCCGGGGCGGGCGCCGCCGGTGCCTCCACCGTCGTGAACGTACGGGCATCCACCTCGGGCAACTGCACCACGATCGGCTGCATCTGCGACTCACGGGTTACCGGCGGCTGCGCGGGCTGCGGACGGTACGTGGACACCCACAACTGCCGCTCAGCATCACTCAGCGGCGCCTTATCCTCCACCTCGCGGGCCTCGTCCAACGTCTCCACGCCGGTACGCAGCGCAATCTCATGAGCCTGCATCCGGGTCAACGTGTCCGCGCGAATCCCCGCGTCCATGTTGAACTTCACGAACTGCCCCGGCGGGGCCAGCCGGTCCAACGCCTGCTCAAACTGCGTCAACCACCCCGACACCGCCGTCTGGCGCAAATAGCGCAGATCCATGTCCAGATTCGCGTACGAACGGCTCGACGCGGCCTCGCCTCCGATCCGCTCCGGTGGCACACCGTAAATGGCGGCCACCTGATTGGCGGTCGCCTTGATCGTGGCCAGGAACTGTGACTCCTCCGCCGGGATCGTGATCGCTGAGAACTCCCAGTCGGTGCCGTGCACCAGCAGATCCCGCCCGCGCACAGCCTCCTTGAACTTCGCCTTGACCGCCCTCGTCTCCGGCTCGCTCAACGTCTGCTTCACCGTGTTGCGCATCACCGCGCCCGGCGTGCCGTTGTTGCGGAACCAATCCCGGCCGAAGCGCACCGCCTGCCAGCCCACTTCCGTGGTCGTGGCAAACGCCTTGATCGGGGACAACCCCAGCACCTTGCCCGGCAACGGGTAGCCGGGGACGTGTAGCAGCGCATCGCGGGCCACCGGCTGCCCGAAAACCGTGAACACCGGCGACGTGATCGCATCATCGTCAACCACCGACCAGTCGGTCGGGTTCAACACCTCAGCAGCGATCGGCCAGCCATCCCGGCCCACCCCGGCCAGCGCAGCCCACGAATTGCCGCGCACCAGCGCCGAATAGGCGAACCGGTAAAACCACTCGTAGCGCGTCGAATTAGGCGACGGCTGCACCAGGAACGCCGGCTGTGTCGTCAACCGCCCCGAACCATCCGCCGCGTAGGCGTGCAGCGGCGTCTGCGCCACCGCATCGCACAGCAGCCGGGTCGCAGCGAACACCGGGACGAACGTAGCGAAGTCGTTCACCACCGACTCGTAGTCGTCGGACCCCCACAGACCCTGATAGGTGACAGCGCGCCGCTCAGGGCGCGTGAACAGGCTCACAGGCGTGTCCTAGCGCCCAACGCCGCACCCAACGCCACCAGCACCACGCCGGACACGGCAAGGCCCGCCAAAGGCGCGAACAGCCACGCCGCGACCAGCACCAGGACCAGGCCCAGCACCTCCAGCAGCGTGGAGACAAGCCCTTGAGGGATCTTCATCGAAAGTCCTTTCACCACACGCTCAGCGCGGCGTCATAGTCGGGGCTGGCGGTGTTCTCGCTATGCCACTGGGCACGATCCACGGCCATCACCATCGCCACCGCGGCGTCGATCTTGCGCACCGACCTCGGCATCTCCTTGGTCAACCGGACACCCCGCGAATCCGAACGCAGCACCGCGTTGGACACGTGCCGCGCCAGCCGGGCGTCGCCGTCGTGGCGCAACTGGTGCGTGCGGACAAGAGCGGTGACCCGCTGTGTCGCCGGTGTCATGCGTTGCGCCGACTGCCGGAACTCCGTCACCGGCAAACCGTCGGCGCTCAGAACCTCCATCGTGCGATTCAGCACGAACGGGTCACACGCGACCTCCAGCACCTTCCAGCGCATCGCGGCCAGGCGAACCTCGTTCTCCACCGCACCGATGTCCACCGTCCAATCCGAGGCGTCCGGCGGGCGTTCCCACAGGCCGACCAGATGCACATGGTGCGGTTCGGCCACCGACACGGCGACCAGCGCCGTCGAGTCATCCGACAGGGACGCATCCAGGCCGAGCACGATCGGTTCGCCGTCAGGGATCGGGCAGCCCGCGTTGCACAAATCCCAGTCCAGTTGCGCCAGCCACTCCCCCTGAATCGACTTCGGTCGGTTGAACCAGTAGCGTTCCCACTCCGACGGCGACGTTTGCGGATCGTCGTAGGAGTCGGCGATCGCCTGCACATCCATCCAGGCGGCGGCAGGGCCGTAGGCGTACTTCAAACCGGCCAAGCGACCCTTCGGGGTGCGCGCATCGAACTTCGGCGGCGCCTCACGATGGTCGAACAGCAGACCAACGTTCGACGCCCTGCCCTCATCGACGGCCCTGGCGAACTCAAACGTCCCCTCGGCCACGCTTCCCTCGCCGGGAGCGAACATGGTTGTCGTCTCGAACATCCAACCGGATGCGATCTTGCGTTTCAGCAGGTTGCGCAGCACCACCTGGTGCAACCGCTTCTGACGCGGCAACACCCACAAATGCGTCTCATCAGCCACCACAAACGTGGACTTCCGGCCGTCAGCACTGGAATCAGCCGACGAGTCAGGGGTGATCGTGCCCTTACCCCCCGGCAGGTTGATCCGCGACAAGCCGACATCCAGCGAACCGTAAACGTCCAGCAGCGCCGCCGAACAGGTGTCGGGGTCCAGCATGTAGCGGATCGCGTCGTAGGTGTTGCCGGCCTGATCCAGTTCGGTGGCGAAGCACAGCACCTCCGGTCGGGTCACCGGAACACCCACCGGCTCGCCGGGTGAGTAGCGGTAGCCCCAATCGGACACCTCGCCGCGCGCCGCCCAATGATCGAAACGCACCGGGGCCAAACCCTCAGCACACCCGACGAATGCCGCCAGTTCCGACTTGGCGCGGCCCTTCGCACGAGACATCACCGCGCGGCGCACCTTGCGCTTACCGTCGCCGTCCACCCCGTAGGCGCGGATCAGGAACGCCGCGAACTCGTCGTCAAGTTCGACCGGCAAACCCTCCACGTCGCCGGGGCCGTGAACGCAGAACGTCTCGATCCAGTCGATCAGCGCCCAGCCCAGCGACATCAGCCGTCGGCT